AGGGGCTTCGAAGCTGCATCGAAGTGGGCTTCTGCTCCTTCGATGAGGCTTCGGAGGTCATGTGGGTGCACGAGATGGCCCTTTACCAGATTGGCGAAGGGCTCAAGCCCAAGGACAAGCGCTGCGCAGGCGTGCAGAAGGAGTACGACGCCGCGCCGGAATGCCCTTTCCTGGGGGCCTTCTACGAGCGCTACAAGGATGTGTTCCACCTGCAGCGCAAGCGTGTGTGCGCTACGAACGAAGGCCAAAAAACTCGCCCGGCCGAAGCCCCTTCGGAGCCCCTTGCAAGCCAGGAACAGGAACAGGAACAGGAACAGGAACCCCCCCAAACCCCCGCGGGGTTTGAGGAGGGGGAGGCGGGGGGCTTTGAAGCCTTTTGGGCCGCGTACCCCAAGCACGCCAACGAGGCCGGAGCCCGTGAAGCCTGGGACGCCTTGAACCCCACCCCCAGGCAGCAGGCCCGGCTGCTGGCCGCCGTCGCGCAGCACCGCCAGTCCGAGCAGTGGACCAAGGGCGGCGGGCAGTTCATCCCAACCGCCGCGCGCTGGATCACCGACAAGCGCTGGCGTGAGCAGCTCGCGCCGGCCGCGGGCGCGACGGTGCCGAGCGACGAGCCGCAGAAGACCGCGGCTTACCTCGCGGCTGACCGCATGACGCCCGAGCAGCGCGCAGAGGCGGAAGCGGCCCGAGCGCGCGAACTGGCCCGCCTGGCCGAGCGCGGCCTGGCGCCGCGCAAGCGCCGGCCCGACGCGGACAACGGACACGACGCGAGGGCCGGGTGAAGTGTGGGTACTGGCCCTGCGGCTGGTGCGGAGAACGAGGGCGCTGCCGACGCGAGAGGGCGCGTCGGCAGCGCAAAGGCCGCGCGGTGCTGGGGTTCCTGGTGCTGGCGGTGATCACGGGAGCGCTGCTGTGGGCGGCGATGGGAGGCGAAGGGTGATCGAGATCGAAAAATCCGAGTTGGCGCGCGGCCCGAGCCGGCGCGATTGGCTGGTGTTCGGCGCGCTGGCGGTGGTGCTCGTGCTGGGCGCTGCCGCGCTCGGCGTCGGGCTCAGCATTGCCCAGGGCTGGCTGCGCGGGGTGCTGTCGTGATGGACGAGCCGAGCGAGATCCACGAGGCGTCCGGCTGGGTGCTGATCGCCGCCGGACTGGTGTCGCTGGCCTTCGCGCCGGCGCTGCTGCTGGCGTGGCCGCTGTCGATGCTGGACCGGGCAGGGCTCGCCGCAGTGCGCGGTGCCTGCGCTGCAATGCGCGCCGCGCGGGGAGAGCAGCAGTGATCCTGGTCCCCATCCGCACCGGCCGCGGCCAGAACGACCGTGGCCACTGGCGCACCAAGCACCGGCGCACGAAGAACCAGGGGACCGCCGTCGCGTGGGTGCTCACTCGCGCCACGAAGCCGCAGATCCCGTGCTCGGTGCTGCTCACGCGCGTGGCGCCGTCGAACGGCCTGGACTCCGACAACCTGGTCGGCTCCATGAAGGCGATCCGGGACGCTGTGGCTGCATGGCTCGGCGTGGATGACCGGCATGTGCAGCTGGTGAGCTACCGCTACGACCAGCGCCGCGGGCCCTGGGGCGTGGAGATCCGCTTCGAGCCGATGGCTGGAACGCCCGCCGGTACATCGGGCGCCGGAAATGTTCCAACGGCCGGCGCTCCCTCTGGCGCGCTGGAACATTCCGTGGAACAGGGCTGCGCAGCATGACGCCCGCCGCCCGCGTGCAAGCCCGCGCGATCGAGCTGCTCGCCGCTGGCCAGCTCGGCGTGGCCACGGACAACCAGAGCTATCCCGACCGCGTGCTCGTCGGCTACGCCGTACCGGGCGCGGCCGTCGTGCTCCAGATCCCGGCCAAGGACTGGAACTGGCCCGAGTTCGCAAAGCTGCTGGGCTTCGAGCTGCAGGCGCTGCTGCCGCGCGGCCCGGACATCGAGGAGCTGCGCCGGCAACACGTGCGGCGGCGCTGACGCGCCGTTACCGCGTGCGGGCTCAACAGGCCGGTGCGCATGGCGAAAACGAAGAAGGCCGCCGAAGCGGCAATGGGAGTTGGTATGCAAGGTGTTTTCTCATCCGTCGGCCAAGCGCTGCACGTCGCGTTCTTGATGGAGATCTGCCCGGCGACGCAGCAGTGCAGCACGCAGGTGCTGCTGGAGTGGCTCAAGCGCGAGGCCGGCATCCGGCCCGAGGAGCGCGACGAGGAAACGCGCACGCTGGACTTCCGCGGCCTGCAGCCGCTTGAGGTGCGAGGGCAGTGCTCGCAGGTGCGCGGCGTCGCGCTCAACCATCTGCCCGGTCCTGAGCGCGACGTGATCTGGGCTCGCTACGGGCACCAGGTCACCCGTGCAAAGGGCGTGGCCGGCGTGGCCGAGTACCTGCGGCCGCTGACCGGCATCCACGGCGAGCTGGTGATGAAGGCGCTGGTCTATTCCGTGGTCCTGCCCGGAGATGAAGACTCGTGGTCCCTGCGGCAGATGAGCCAGGAATTTGGCGTGCCGTACAGCCGCCTGCAGCGCGCGGCATTGGTGGTGCGGGAGCACGTGAAGGCGCTGCGCCGCGCTGCTGAGGTCCGGCTGCAGCCACTCTTTGAGCGCACCGGTCTGGTTGTTGAGGAAAAAGTCGCGGACGAAACCTTACAAGCCGCTTGACGCCTTGAATCAAAACTGACACATTTTCGCCAATCTCACCGCACCCCCGCCCAGCAGCAGCTTGGCGGGGGTTTTTCGTTTCTGGAGCTCCCATGTACGAGCACATGCAGCAGAAAACCCGCGGCGCCGACGCCTGCGGCCAGATCACCGGAGGCGCCATGCAAGCGGCCCATCAGTACCGCCCGGACATGCTGGCTCAGGGCGAAATCGGCCGCGCCGAGCCGGTGCGCGACACGTCCGAGGTGGAGCGCGAACTGCAGCGCCTGGATGCTGCTGTGATGGGCCTGCACAAGCTCGCCGCCGAGTTGGGCGAGCGCCTGCGGCCGGTGAGCTCTCCGCGCCCGGAGGCCTCCGGCTGCAACAGCGCCGAGCCGCGCGCCGGCTCTCCGCTTGGCGCCATGGTGCAAGACCAGCGCAACGGCGTGCTGGCCGCGGCCGTGCGCATTCGCGAAGCCATCGACGCGCTGGCCATCTGAATCGACCCCGTAAGCGCACGCAGCCCGGGCGTGAGGCCGGCGGGTAAACCGGCCTGGAACACCGCCGCGCGCATCCGCGGACCGGGCGCGATGAGAACGGCAGGCGCTGCCCCTGACGGGGTAGTCCGAAGCGCCACCCCCCCACCGATCAACCCTGCGGGGAGTCGATCCCCATGAAGCTCACCCCCAAGCAGGCCGCGTTCGTGCGCGAGTACCTGGTGGACCTCAACGCCACCGCCGCGGCCACGCGAGCCGGCTACAGCGAGCGCAACGCCGAGAGCATCGCCTACCAGCTGCTCCAGAAAACTCTAGTTCGCGAAGCCATCGCAGCGGCCATGGAGGAGCGCAGCAAGCGCACCGAGATCACCGCAGACCGCGTGCTGCAGGAGCTGGCCAGGATGGCCTTCTTCGACGCCCGGCGCCTCTTCGCCAACGACGGCTCACCGCTGCCGGTGACCGAGATGGACGAGGACACCGCGCGCGCTGTGATTGGCCTGGACGTGGCCACGATCGGCAACGGCGAGGTGGGCATCGGCCAGGTGCTCAAGCTCAAGCTGGCCGACAAGAAGGGCGCCCTGGAGCTGCTCGGGCGCCACCTGGGGATGTGGAAGGACAAGACCGAGCTCACTGGCCCGAACGGTGGCCCGCTGCAGCAGAGCGTGCAGATCGAGTTCGTGGCGCCCACTGACCGAGCGAAGGAATGAGGGCGCAGTTCCCCGAGAAGCTGCGCATCCTCTTCAAGGCGTCCCGGTACAAGTTCATTCGCGGCGGTCGCGGCTCCGGCAAGAGCTGGGGCGTGGCGCGGGCGCTGCTGCTGCTGGGCGCGAATCGGCCGCTGCGCATCCTCTGCACCCGCGAGATCCAGAAGAGCATCAAGCAGTCGGTGCACCAGCTGCTGCGCGACCAGATCGCCGCACTTGGCCTGAGCAGCTTCTACGAGGTCCTGGAGACCGAGATCCGCGGGCGCAACGGCACGCAGTTCTTCTTCAGCGGCCTGAGCGACCAGACGGCCGACAGCATCAAGAGCTTCGAGGGTTGCGACATCGTCTGGTGCGAAGAGGCGCAGACGATCACGGCGCGGTCCTGGCGCATCCTGGTCCCGACCATCCGCAAGGACGGCTCCGAGATCTGGGCGACCTACAACCCGGAGCTGGAGAGCGACGAGACGCACCAGATGGCCGTGATCCGGCCGGCGCCAGGAACCATCTCCATCGAGATGAACTGGCAGGACAACCCATGGTTTCCGGCGGTGCTGGAGGCCGAGCGGCAGCACGCGAAGGCGACCATGTCAGAGGCCGACTACAACCACGTGTGGGGCGGCAAGTGCAAGCCGGCCGTCGAGGGTGCGATCTACTTCAACGAGGTCGCCAAGGCCGAGGCCGAGGGCCGCTTCTGCCGCGTGGCCTACGACCCGCTGCTCAAGCTGCACGCCATCTGGGATCTGGGGTGGAACGATGCCATGTCGATCATCCTCGCCCAGCGCGCGGCCAGCGAGCTGCGCATCGTCGACTACATCGAGGACACGCACCGCACGTTGCCCGACTACGTGCAGCAGCTCACCGCGCAGCCGCGCAACTGGGGCGACGACTGGCTGCCTCACGACGGCTTCGCGCGGCGGCACCAGACTGGCAAGAGCGACCAGGAGGTGCTGCAGGCCCTGGGGCGCACGGTCAAGCAGACGCCCAACACCGAGGTGGAGGCCGGCATCCGCACGGCGCGCCTGGTGTTCCCGCGCATCTGGTTCAACACCGAGGCGCCCGGCGTGAAGCGCCTGATCGAGTGCCTAAAGCGGTACCGCCGCAACGTCAGCGCCAAGACGGGTGAGGCCGGCTCGCCGCTGCACGACGAGTTCAGCCACGGCGCTGATGCATTCCGCTATCTGGGCCTGGTGGCCGACAAGCTGACCAACAACGTGCGCAAGCCGCGCGTGCACCACGACGAAGCCGCCGCCGGCGGCTGGATGGGCTGACATGCAACCTCTACGACACATTGGCCCGGCGAGCTGCTGGGTCGCGCCAAGCAAGGCGCTGCCCGCTCGCCTGCGCGGCCGCGTGCTCGAGCTCAGCGGCTTGCACGTCGAGTCGGAGCGCCGGCACGAGGGCTGGGGTACTGCGCTGATGCGCCTGGTGTGCGCGGAGGCTGACGCCGAAGGCGCGGCGCTGCTGCTGTGCGTCGAGCCCAGCGACGGTGCCATGAGCCG